TATTATGGCGCACCTTGTTTTTGGTTCTTCTTCTATGGTGGCTCAGATGCCCGCCGTAGTGGTAGCTCTTCAAAAACACGTAATGGAGCACATTTCAGTTAAAGCAAAAGAGCAAGTTATATCTCAGATGCAAGAACAGTTGTCCGGACAACCACCGAATGAACAACAAGCCTTGCAAATAGAGGCTCAAGTTGCTCAACTTATTGCTCAAGGCATGCAAGAAGTGAAGTCGATTAGCATGCAATTAAGTGGAGGTGGAGGGCCAGATCCGTTAATTGCGCTGAAGCAACAGGACTTGCAGATACGGGCGCAGAGAGATGCGGCAGAGAACCAGATGGATCAATCTCGTTTAGCTTTGGATCAACAAAAAGCCGCAAATAATGCACAATTAGGTGAGGCTCGTATTCAGTCTCAGGAAGAAATAGTTCAAGCTCGTATAAAAGCTGCAAAAGAGCGTGAATTATTGAAACAGCAGCGAAGATAGGAGCACAGTATGTCTGAAAAAAACACAGGTTCTGTAGGAGTAGTGCGGAAAGGTTCTGTTATTAAGGATCAAGGGTTTGTTCCTTACAACGGCCCAGAAAAAGAAACAACACCTAATATCTCTAAGGGTTCGGTAGTTACGGGTAAAAGTAGCGGTATGGGTGAAGCCTTACGGGGCGGAAAGTTTAGGAGTTGTTAGACATGTGGGAAAATATGGTTGCTTGGATTAAAGGTCGTATGACGGAACCTTCAAGTTACGCGGCTTTGGGTGCTGGTGTTGTTGGGTTGGGGGTTCTTGTATCCCAGCCAATTCTAATTGTTATTGGAATGGTAGTCGGCATTGGTGGCTTTTTGTTAAAAGAAAAAGGCGTTATTTAGCTTCTTACATGGAAAATACGGAAGAAGAAAACACGGAGATAAGTCTTATAGCAAGAAAGCAGTTGGCTCAACGCAGGATGGCTTGGGTTGCTATGGGTTCTATGATTGTTTTTACAATGGCTATGTTTCTTCCCATTTTCCCTGACTCGCGAATTAAGGCTATGTCTGATTTGTTTGGTCTTTTCTACATAGGTCAGGCTGGAGTAGTGGGTGCATATATGGGCATGTCGGCTTGGATGAATAAAAAGTAGGTTTTAAAGTGATTAGTTTGCTTGGAACATTGCTTGGATTTACTACTTCGGTAATACCAGAGATTCTGGGTTATTTTAAACAGAAACAAGCTAATGCACAAGAATTGGCAATGCTGGAAGCAAAGTCAAAGTATGCACAAGAGTTGTCACGTTTAAAAATTGAAGAGTTGGACGCTAAAGCGGAAATTGAAGAGACAAAGGGTTTATATGCACATGATTCTGGGATTGACGCTGGAGGATTTGTCAACGGTCTTCGGGGTTCTGTGCGCCCTGTCATTACTTACTTGTTCTTTGCCTTATTCGCAGCGGTCAAGGGGACTTTAATTTACGCTCTGATAGCAAACCAAAATGTAGAGTGGACGGTTGCGATACAATCTGCGTGGGATCAAGAAACCCAAGCTATTTTTTCTGCTATTCTTGCTTTTTGGTTTGGTCATCGTGGAATGAGTAAATCGAGAGCATATTTTAAAGACAAGTAAAGAAACCTGGAAGAGGGGAGCGTGAGGACAGATAAATGGACGGAATACGTTTAGCAGAACATTTGTTTAAGGTTATTAAAGAACGTCGAGAGCGAATATCCGAGATGGTAACTTCAGGAAACATAAAAAATATGGAAGAATACAAACAATTAGTTGGCAACGTTGAATCTTTAGATTATATAAGTCAGAACTTAAGAGAAATCTTGGAAAAGGCTGAATAATGTCTGATAAATCCGAAGCGGCTAAAGCGGATAATTTAGTTTCAATAAAAAAAGCTTATGTAAAGCCAGAAGAAAAAATATTAGATCCTGAAAAGCTGGATGGAAACACTCTTAGTAGATTACCTAGCCCTACGGGTTGGCGGCTTCTTATTTTACCTTATAGAGGACGTGGTAAGACTGAGGGAGGGATTTTGCTTCCAGATGCTGTTGTTGACAGAGAATCAGTGGCTACGGTCTGTGGATATGTATTAAAAGCGGGTCCATTAGCGTACAAAGATAAGGAGAAATTTCCCGGTGAGCCGTGGTGTAAAGAAAAAGATTGGATAATATTTGGTAGGTACGCAGGTGCTCGTTTTAAAATTGACGGTGGCGAAGTGCGTATTTTAAACGACGATGAAGTAATTGCGGTCATACAGGAACCGGAAGATATCCTGCATTTTTAACATGGAGTAGGCCATGCCTGAACAAAACGAGACAATGGTTGATTTACCCGATTCGGGTCAAACAGTGGAAGTTTCTGTCGAGGGAGTAGTTTCTGGGTCAGAAGTATCGGATGACGGAGAACATTTAGAATACAGTAAAAAAGTAAAGCGAAGAATTGATAAGCTGACTAAGAAAGCCCGAGAAGCAGAACGACAGCAAGAGGCTGCAATTGCTTATGCGCGGAATATGCAAGCAGAAAACCACAGTTTAAAGAGCCGAGTACAAAGCTTGGATCAAGGGTATGTAGCAGAGTATGGTGATCGGATAGCCACTCAATCAGAAGCTTTAAAGAAAGACCTGGAGACGGCGATAGCCACAAGTGACACTGCGGGTCAGGTTGAGCTTAACAAACAACTTGCCCAATTAACTATTGAAGAAGAGCGCGTTCGCGCCGCTCAGATGCAACAAAAAGCGACCTATGAACAAGAAGCGGCCAATGTTCAACGACAACAGTTGGCGCAACCTTCGGCGCAGCCCTCGATTCCAGTTAGGCCGGACCCTAGAGCAGAAAAATGGGCGCAGAAAAACAATTGGTTTGGAGAAGATGACGCCATGACGTTTGCGGCCTTTGGCATACATAAAGCTTTAGTAGAAGAAGAATCTTTTGACACAGAGTCTTCTGAGTACTACGATGAGTTAGATAAAAGAATGCGGGAGGCCTTCCCGCACAAGTTTGGGGGTACGGTTTCCGTTACTCCCGTGTATACGGACGGACGCCGTCCACAACAGGCGGTAGCGTCTGCCACACGTTCCAGTAATGCTGGGCGCAAAACAGTAAAGTTATCCCCAAGTGAAGTTGCGATAGCACAAAAGCTAGGGGTTCCTCTTGACGAGTACGCGAAACATAAACGCTAGGAGAAATAAAGTTATGTCAGAACAAATAGAACTGTCGATTGATAAGACTCCTCGCGCTTCCAAGACCCGAGCGGTTAAGCCGCGCAGGAAACCTTGGTCACCTCCATCCTTATTGGATGCTCCCGAGCCACCAACAGGCTTTGTACACCGATGGATTCGTTCTGAAGTTAGGGGTTTTGATGACCGGAAGAATATTTCAGCCCGTTTAAGAGAAGGCTGGGAGTTGGTCCGGAAAGAAGAATATCCTGATTTTGAAGCACCAACCATTGATGACGGTAAGTACGAAGGTGTTTTTGGTGTGGGTGGGTTGTTGCTGGCGCGGATTCCAGTAGAGATTGTTGAAGAACGCAACGGATATTTTCAGCAGCAGAATGCTGATGCTATGCAAGCGGTTGATAATGATCTGTTTAAGGAAAACCAGCACCATTCGATGGCGATTCAAAAACCGGAACGTCAGTCGCGTGTTACGTTTGGAGGTCCTAAATCAAACGATTTATAGGACTTATTGTTTTAACTTTTGCCTAGAGGAGCTATTAAGCATGGCAAATACAAATGGAGCATGGGGTCTTAGGCCAGTCGCAAAGATGGGTCAAAACTCCAACTCCACGGGTGTTTCGGGATATACACAGTATGAAATCGCTAACGGAAACAGCAATGCCATTTACTTCGGTACGCCAGTCATCCCCCTGTCTACAGGGTATATTGACGTTGTAGGCGCAGCGGCGGGTGGCACTGTTGGACTACTTGGTGCTTTCATGGGCTGTAGGTATGTCGCAAGCACCACGGGGAAACCTACGTGGAGCAATTATTGGCCTGGGTCAGGAGCGGATAGTAACCATCCTGTAAAGGCTTTCATCGCGGATGATCCAATGCAAGTCTTTAGCATTGCGACAGACGCTACTTGGACAAGTAAGGCTACCGCCAGAGCAGCGGTTTTTGCTAACGCTAACTTCTCTAGTGGAACTAGCGGCAGCACAACCACTGGCAACTCATCAGGGGCTCTAGCCATTAGTACGATCAACACGACTAATACGTTGAACCTTCGTATTCTTGGCTGGCAAGAAGATGCCTTAAACGAGGACTTTTCTGCGGCTGGCATTCCTGCCCTTGTACGGTTGAACAACCACTTCAATAGCGCGAATGGTGCTATTGCGGGTGGTACTGTCTCAACCACTGGCGTATAGGAGGGTTTAAAAAATGGCTATTAGTAGAGCACAACTCGTTAAAGAGTTGGAACCCGGCCTGAACGCCCTGTTTGGACTGGAATACGATCAGTATGACCGAGAGCATGAAGAGATTTTCTCCATGGAAAGTTCTGACCGTGCCTTCGAGGAAGAGGTGATGCTGTCCGGTTTTGGATCAGCCCCCACCAAATCTGAAGGTTCGGCGGTATCTTTTGATGATGCTCAAGAGGTCTATACGGCCCGTTACACGATGGAAACGATTGCCTTAGCCTTTTCCATCACGGAAGAAGCTATCGAGGATAATTTGTATGATAGACTTGCAAGTCGTTATACAAAGGCCCTTGCACGTAGCATGAGTCAGACTAAGCAGGTTAAGGCGGCATCCGTTCTTAACAATGCTTTTGACAGTAGTTTCACTGGTGGTGATGGCTTGGAACTTTGTTCCACGGCTCATACGCTTGCTAATGGAAGTACTTTCCGTAACGAGCTTTCCACGGCGGCGGATCTTAATGAGACTAGCCTTGAGCAAGCTCTCATTGATATTGCTGGTTTCGTGGATGAGCGAGGTCTGAAGGTTGCTGTTCGTGGTACAAAACTGATTGTTCCTAAAGAACTTCAGTTCACTGCGGATAGGCTTCTTGAATCTACACTTCGTCCGGGGACTGCGGATAACGATATTAATGCCATTCGGAACATGGGAATGCTTCCGGAAGGGTATACAGTTAACCACTTCCTGACAGATTCAGATGCTTTCTTCATCAAGACGGATGCGCCAAACGGATTGAAAGGTTTCAATCGGACGGCTGTTCGTACCTC